CGACGGCGATTCGCAAACCCGCAAGGGGCAAGCGGTTGACCCTTCTAAGTGGACCAAGCAGAGCGAATATAACGAATTCCTGGAGTACGCTTATTCCCTCGCAACCTATACGGAGGTCAGTGTTTGGGGCAAAGGGCTGCACGTTTGGGTTCGTGGCAAGATTGGGGAAGGGTTAAGACGTCGCGGCGTTGAACTCTATTCTCAGGAACGCTACATCCTTTGCACGGGTAACGTTATCGTCAACTTACCCATCGCAGAGCGCCAGGATCACTTGGATGCGGTGCTTGCACAAATCAGAGCAGAGAACCCTCCAGAGGTTGCGCTTGCGGAGGTCGCACAGCTACAGGACGACGCGAGTGTTCATGCACGGTTAATGAGCGCCGAAAACGCATCTAAAGCGGTTCCGCTGTGGGAGGGGCGGTGGCAGGAGCTAGGGTACCCGTCCCAGTCGGAGGCAGACCTTGCGCTCATGTCCATGCTTACTTTCTATTCACCATCCAATGAACAATGTCGCAGGATATTCAGAGCCAGCGCTTTGGGCCAACGTCCTAAAGCTATCAAGGACAACCGATATCTCAACTATACCCTCAAGATCATACGAGCTCGACAAGCATATGAGCAAGCACAAGAAGAACAGGGATATGCGACCGCGAAGGAGCTTGCCAAGAATGAACTAGCACGCATGGAGGCGGCTCGCTTGAATGCGGGCACCAGCGGGCCCACAGGCCCCGGCAGCGCAGCCCCTGCACAAGTAGCGGTGACAATGGCTGCACCTGTAGCGCCTGAGGTTGTTGCTGCACACGGGGAGCTAGAATGGCCTCCAGGTTGCACGGGTGCGCTTGCTGCCTTCATCTACCAAAGCGCACCGCGTCCGGTTAAGGAGGTTGCAATCGTTGCGGCGCTGGGGTTGCTGGCAGGTATTACCGGGAAAGCGTGGCACATTAAGAACTCAGGGCTTAACATCTACGTCATTCTTGTTGCTAAGTCCGCAATCGGGAAGGAGGCTATGCACAGCGGTATCGCCGCGCTCTGTAAGTCCGTTCTCAAGTATGCACCCTCTATCATGCGGTTCATATGCTTCAACTCATTTGCATCTGGACAGGCACTCATTAAGCACTGCGCCATCAATGACTCGTTTCTGCACATCAACGGGGAATGGGGCCAGCGGCTTAAAGCCTTCAGCGATGACGCAACCGGGAAGAACCCTTCGTTGAACACACTGCGCACCACCATGATTGACCTGTACCAGAAGTCCGGGCCTCAAGCGATAGTCGGTGGCATCACTTACTCGAACGCGGACAACAACATTGAAGCGGTGTCTGGTGTTGCATACAGCATGATTGGCGAAACCACTCCCAAAGCGTTCTATGAGTCCTTGTCAGAGGATATGATGGAGAACGGGTTTCTAAGCCGGTTTACCACAATCACACATGAAGGCGATCGACCGCCGCTCAACATGGACCAGCACGAAACACCGCCAGCACACCTTGTCGAATACTTTGGGGCGCTGTGCAAGCGTGCTGAGGAGCTGCTATCCCGTGGGCAGTCTGTGGAAGTACACCCGGACAAGGATGGCAAAAAACTGTACGCTGATTTCGAGATTGAGTGCGACAAGCAAATCAACAGCAGCAACGACGAGCGCTGGCGGCAAATGTGGAACCGTGCATCTTTGAAAGTTATGCGCATCGCTTCGATTATGGCAGTCGCGGATAATTGGAACAACCCGGTCGTCAGTGCGGTGCATGTTACATGGGCTCAGAACGTTGTACGCCGTGACATCCAAATGATGATTGAACGCTTAAAGAGCGGTGACATTGGTACAGGTGACGACACCCGCGATCAAAAGCTATTGAGCGTGATTTACGACGCTGTGGTCAACGGGGCGACGGCAGGTTACAACATACCCGACGGAATGCTGGGGGATGGTGTGGTGCCTTATACGCTCTTACAGAAGCGAACAGCACGGGTGAGCGTCTTCTACAAAGCACGTCAAGGCGGTACACAAGCGCTCAAGCAAACGGTGCAGTCCCTTATCGACGGAGGGTACATCACGGAAATGGCTGCAAAAGACACGACGGAGAAATACGCTTTTAAGGGTAAGTGTTATCGAATTGCACGTGCTTTGGAGGAATTCAAACAATTCTAATCTTGTATTAGAGCTTTCGTATATGCACAATGCGTCAACCAATAGGAAATAGACATGGCAACATTTAAGATAGAAATTCCAGATGGAGCGTTCGAGAATATTCGTAGCGATATTCGAGACGTACTTGTTCGTCAGCTTTCAAACGAGCTGCCATCATATCCACAATTCGTGAAGAACCTTGCCAAGGACATGCCAACGCCCGCTGAGGAGCTGCACCACGCCAGCACGGGTATCAGCGGAGAGGCAGGTGAAATCCTAGACCAGACGAAAAAGGTTTGGGTCTATGGCAAGCCACTGGACATCCGCCACCTGATAGAGGAGCTGGGTGACCTTCGCTTTTATTACCAAGCGATTCTGAACATGCTTGACCTTACGGATGCAGACATCCAAGCGCTAAACATGAAGAAACTGAGCGTTCGGTATGCGTCGGGCAAGTATAGCGACGCACAAGCAATCGGCCGCGCGGACAAGAAGATTGAGTCCCCGCGCAATTTCATCGGAATGCCCAATAGCCCGGGCGAAACCAAGTAAGGAGCACAACATGGTAGAAGTGCCAGAAAACAAGGTCACAGAAGCAGACATCGCTAAATGGTATGAGATATCAAAGCGACTTAGTCAGCTCAAGTCTGAAGAGGGTCTTTTACGAAAGCGGGTGTTTGACGCTTTCTTCCCAGACCCAAAAGAAGGCACGAATACCCATGTCCTGACGGACGGGTACCAACTCAAGGGCGTGCATAGTATCAACCGCTCGGTCGACCCTGCAACGGTGCGCACATTGCGTGACGTGTTTATTGAGAAGGGCCTTAAACCTGACGAGCTGGTGCAGTGGAAGCCTGAGCTGGTGAAGAGTGAGTACAACACGCTGACAGAGGAGGAAAAACAGCTCTTCGACCAGTGTTTAATCATTAAGGATGGTTCACCCTCAATGGAAATCAAACCGCCAAGCAAGAAGAAAGGTGGCACGCCGCCTCCGGGTGTTGCATGAGCGGGGAACCAGCGGACAAGGGGATCCTATTCCTCCCGGTACTGGATCACGGGTATGTCGCTCTTCGGAACGTAGCGGGCCCAACACGGCGCAACAGCGATGGCGCTGATCGTAGTATGCAGCGACGTTTCGACGCGGACGACGTTGACCCCGCTAACGCTGCACGTATGTCCTTCGACCAGATGGACAGCGGGCGCACCCGTGAGGAAGACTTGCGCTTGTGCGAGTACCTGATGAAGAACAAGCACACCACGCCTTTCGAAATGGTTGTCGTGTGGTTAGAAATGAAGATGCCAATCTTCGTCGCACGGCAGTTCGTACGGCACCGCACAGTCTCGATTAACGAAGTTAGCGGCAGGTACGTCGAACTCCCTGCTGAATGGTACATTCCGGAAATTGAAGAGGTCGTGCTTCAGACTAAGGATAAGAAGCAAGGCGGACAACCTGTCAATATGAAGGATATGCTGGAGGTTGATCGGGCTGTAGCGTACCGCTTGCGGTTGTCCTCGGACTGTCGACGTTCGTATAAGCATTATCAGGAGTCCATTCAAGACGGTATTGCTATGGAGCAGGCACGGTGTCACCTGCATCTAAATCATTACACCCATTGGCTTTGGCGCCAAGACTTGCATAACATCATGCACTTTCTGAGCTTACGAGACCACGGGCACGCGCAATCCGAATCCGCTAAATTTGCACGCGCCGCAGACATTCTGCTTCGCAAAGCACTTCCACACAGCATGGAACTCTATGACAAGTACAGGAGGCACCCATGAAGCCAATGAAAGCAGAAGACGCGAAGGAGCTGGTGTTCCCGCTGTATGCTAGTCCGAAACTGGACGGCATTCGTGCAGTCGTTAAAGATGCCACCGTGCTGTCCAATTCGCTCAAGCTGATTCCGAATGCCTACGTTCAGCAGGTACTAGGGCAAACCCTGTATGACGGCTTGGATGGTGAATTGGTTGTTGGTCCACCGAACGCTCCGAACGCTATGCAGTCCACGACCAGCGGTGTCATGAGTCGTACAGGTGAACCTGATTTCACTTACTGGGTCTTTGATTTCTGGAACTCACCTTCCATGCCCTTCAGCAAACGTTATCAAATTATAATGCGAGCTGTGCGGGACGGGATATTCGACGGTCCAACCCGCATTCAGCATCTGCCACAAACTATTATCAGAAACGAAATTGAGCTGAACGCTTTTGAAACCATGTGCCTTGAAGATGGTTATGAGGGCATAATGGTTCGCTCCCCAAGTGGAATTTACAAGTACGGGCGCAGCACTGCACGCGAAGGGATTATGCTGAAGGTGAAGCGCTGGGCTGACGGAGAAGCTATTGTCATCGGTTACGAAGAGCAGATGCACAATGCCAACGAAGCCAGCGTCAACGCACTGGGAAACACCCAGCGCAGCACAGCGAAGGCGGGTATGGTGCCAAAGGGTACCCTTGGAACGCTACTGGTAAAAGAATTGACCACGGGTGTCGAGTTCAGTGTTGGTACGGGTAAAGGGCTCACCGCTGAGCTGCGCCAAAAGCTGTGGGAAGACCAAGACAACCTGATTGGCAAGACGATCAAATACCAGTCATTCAAAGCAACTGGGGTCAAAGAGAAACCTCGGTTTCCTAAGTTCGTCGCATTCCGCGACCCGATTGACATGGAGTAGGACATGAATGTTTTCCGCACATCTGCGACTCCCAACCTGCACCGCACAGCGGGGGATGACGAAGTAATTATTCACGTCGAGCGGTTTTTCCCAAATTTAACCGGGGCGCTCAAACAACTGCTCGAGCGTTTGAAGAATCCTGGTGTTGACGCTTCAAATCGTATTGAGGATCGTTTCTGTGCTGCACGTGTAAAGGCGACAGGTTGTTGTCCGAATTGTGGCACAGTTCTTGAGGTTGAAAAATCTAGCTCCTAGGACAGGCACGGGTTATAATTACCACCGGAACAAGTTCGAGATAGAATATGGCAATGCAATTCACCACAGCGGAAGGCGCGTCAGAGTTATCAGGCATCAAGGCGCTCGTTTATAGCTCCGCTGGTTACGGTAAGACAGCCCTCACCGCTACCCTGCCGAACCCTGTGCTCATTAGCGCAGAAGCGGGCACGTTGTCGCTCCGCCGGGCAAATCTCGAGCGCATGTGGGGAGTCGGGTGCCCTGACATTGCATACAACATCCCAACCATTGTGATCAAGACAATGGAGGACTTCGAGGAGGCTTATTTGTGGTGTACCCGGAGCAAGGAAGCACAGCAGTTCCAGAGCATCTCGCTGGATAGTGTGTCCGAAATGGGTGAAGCGATCCTCAACAATGCAAAGCGCACAGTAAAAGACCCGCGCCAAGCATATGGGGAGCTCATTGAGAAGATGACAACCAAGATTCGCCAGTTCCGCGATATCCAAGGGAAGCACGTTTACTTCGCAGCTAAGCAAGAACCATTCAAAGACGAGTTGACTGGCGCTACCAAGTACGGGCCCTCAATGCCTGGGCGCCAACTGGGCCCAGCGCTGCCATACTTCTTCGACGAAGTGTTTTGCCTGCGCATTGGAACTGACCCGCAAACAAATCAGAATTATCGTTACTTGCTAACACAACCAGACATTCAGTACGAAGCTAAAGATCGAAGCGGGGCCCTCGCTACGATTGAAATACCTCACTTGGGCCGAGTGTTTTCTAAAATTTTAGGAGTTTAAGGATATGGCACAACTACCATTTGACGCGACAAATACCTCACCAGATATGGGCATGGATCCCGTGCCCGCTGGCTGGTATAACGCAATGATTGACAGCTCGGAAATGAAACCGACGAGCACCGGGGACGGTGCATACCTGGAATGCCAGTTTAAGATTCTTGACGGGCAGTATGCAGGTCGCAGACTCTTCACCCGGTTAAACCTTCGCAACAACAATCCGACAGCGGTTGAGATTGCATACAAGGAACTCGCCTGCATTATCCATGCAGTAAAGGAACAGCGTCGCTCCTTGCAGATGACTGACAGTCAGGAGCTGCACGGTATCCCGCTCAAGGTGAAGGTCAAAATCACCAAAGACAAGAACGGCGTCTATGATGACAAGAACGAAATCACCTCGTACAAGGGTATCAACGAAGCAACAGGCGCGAATCCCGTTCTTCCGGGTGCTCCGCCTGTTGCCGCTGCACCGCCTGCAACCCCGGCTGGCTGGGGAGTACCTCCGGGCGCTGGTGCTGTAGCACCTCCCGCACCCGCTGCACCCGCTCAGCAGCCATGGCAGGCACCTCCGGGACAGCCTGCTCCAGCGCAGCCTTGGGCGCAGCAGCCAGCCGCTCCACAGAGCGCACCACCGCCCGCAGCCGCCCCACAGGGCACTGCCCCGCCCCCGTGGCAGGCACCAGCAGCAGCGCAGCCCCCAGCAGCGCCAGCAGCACCTTCCGCGGCTGTGCCGCCTTGGCAGCAGTAGGATAGAGGGGGAGTTTGGGGGCGCTTGCGCAAGTAGGCGCCCCTATTTTTTGACATGACTCATCTTCACATACCAGTCAAGACCCTTGCGCTAATAGACAACACAGTCAAAGCGGATCAGGGTAACTCGTACCGAAAGCACCTTGAACGGGTACTGCCCCACATTGGGGACATTTATCGCAGCGACGAAGATGCACACCGCTCTCACATGGGTGCATCCATACTCGGTGGCGGTTGTGCGCGTGCTATTTGGTACAATTTCAGATGGGCTACTGCATCAAATTTCAGCGGGCGGATTCTGCGCCTGTTTAACCGCGGGCACATGGAAGAAGCACGGTTCATTGCCCTGCTCCTCATGATTGGTTGCGAGGTGTACCAGCAAGACGAGAACGGCAAGCAATTCCGCATCAGCCACGAAGCTGGGCACATTGGCGGATCGGGCGATGGTGTGGTTATAGGTTTGCCAGACTTGCCACCCGGTACAGCGGTTCTAATCGAAGCTAAGACGCACAATGACAAATCCTTCAAAGACCTTGCTGGGGACAACTGGCAGAAGTATATCGATCACTTTATTGATCCGAACAACAACCCGCCAGTCCCGTTCAAGGGAAAGGGTGTGCATGAAGCCAAGCTCGAGCACTATGTTCAGTCAAATATCTACATGACGAAGATGGGGCTTGGTGCAACCCTTTACCTCGCTGTCAATAAAAATACAGACGAGCTTTACGCTGAGTTGATTCCAGCTAACCCGGAATCCGCTGCACGGTTTCTTGACAGGGGCTCGCAACTGGTGCGGATGGAACTGCCACCAGAAAAAATAAACGCTTCACCGGGTTTCTGGAAGTGCAGGTTTTGTGACCATAGGCCCGTCTGCCACCTCAAGCAAGCGCCAGACCGCAACTGCCGCACGTGCGAATTCAGTAAACCGAACGCAGAAGACAAGGGTTGGAGCTGTGCGATACATGGTGCTATTGACGTGCCAACCCAGCTCAAGGGCTGCACTGACTACCAAGTGAAGCCCGGCTTCTAAATGGAAATCATTCCACGTAGCTATCAGATTGAGTGTGTCGGATCGCTGTACCGCTATTTTGAGCAGAAGAAGGGCAATCCCGTCTGCGCCCTGCCAACGGGCACGGGTAAGAGTATCGTCATCGCTATGTTCCTTGAGTCAACTCTTAAACAGTGGCACCGACAGAAAATACTTGTACTCACTCACGTCAAGGAACTCATCCAGCAAAATTATGGCAAGCTGTTACAGGTATGGCCAAGCGCACCCGCGGGCGTGAATAGTGCTGGTCTTGGACAGCGAGACACCACTCAGGGGATTATTTTTGCTGGGATTGGTTCCGTTGCTAAACATGCTGTCAGTTTCGGGCGCGTTGATTTAATTATCATTGACGAGGCGCACCTTGTAAGCCCCAAGGATGCAACCATGTATCGGACCTTCATACAAGGTCTCCTCGCTATTAACCCCAAGTTAAAAGTGATCGGGTTTACTGCAACCCCGTGGCGTCTTGGGCACGGGCATATCGCAGAGGGTGAAGATGCCCTGTTCACAGATGTTTGCTTTGATATAACAGGTCTCGAGGCGTTTAATCGGCTTATAGCCGAAGGGTTCGTGTCACCCTTGATCCCAAGACAGACGAATTTGTTACTTGACGTCGATAACGTTCACATGCGGGGCGGCGACTTTATACCGGGTGAGCTTCAGAGCGCTATTGACCGGGATGATATCACCGCCCGCGCACTACGGGAAGCGTTCGAGCTTGGTGCAGGTCGCAAGCACTGGTTAATCTTTGCAGCGGGTATTGAGCACGCGAACAACATTGCAGACATGATGACAGAGATGGGTGAAACGTGCCACGCAATTCATTCCAAGATGTCTGATAAGGAACGCGACCGCAAGATCGCAGATTTCAAAGCGGGCAGGGTGCGAGCTGTGGTTAACAACAACGTCCTGACCACAGGGTTTGACTTTCCTGCCATCGACCTCATTGTTATGCTTCGCCCAACCGCGTCAACCGTGTTATGGGTTCAGATGCTTGGTCGTGGCACGCGCCCCAGCCCTGAAACAGGGAAGGAAAACTGTCTTGTCCTGGATTTCAGCGGCAATACACGTCGCCTGGGGCCGATTAACGATCCGGTCCTCCCTAAGCGGAAGGGGAAAAAGGCGGGTGATGCCCCAGTTAAGCTCTGCGAAGCGTGCAACACACTTAATCACGCCAGTGTGCGGTTCTGCATCTTTTGTGGCTTTGAATTTCAATTTGACACCAAGCTCAAACAAGAAGCAAGCACACAGGATCTTATTAAGGGTGAAATGCCCGTTGTCGAAATTTTCACAGTTGATCACGTTACCTTTCGTCAATACGATAAGCAAGACCGCCCACCTAGTATCAAAGTGACCTATTATTGCGGGCTGCACTCTTTTAGTGAATATGTGTGTCTAGAGCATGAGGGCTATGCAGCTCGCAAGGCGCGTGCATGGTGGCGGGAGCGTGCTGCACTTGCAGGCATACCGGGTGCAGGGAGCAGCGTGCCCGAAACCACAGCACAAGGGCTCTTCCTTGTGGAGCACTTACCAGTGGCGACACATTTGCGAATATGGATCAATAAGAAGTATCCTGAAATTCTTTCGCAGTGCTTTGACGGTAGTGCATTCAATACTATTGAGATATCTGACTCCCGTGCGCCTCCTAGCGTAGAGGTGCAAAGCGCAGAAGTCAGAACTTTAACCAGCACAGCTCCGAATAATGACTATGACGACGATATACCTTTCTAGACTTATCAATGACTTAAAATTATTTTAGACTTTTCTGCAAAATCCTATTGACATCTAATCTAGTCTGTCTATAGTGGGAACCATGATGTGAGATTGGTCCCGGGCGAAGCACCCCAAGGACGTTCCTTGTAAAACAACGTAGCTAGACCCGGGACCAATCGCTTCATACTAACTTCATCAACACCACTAGGAGACACACATGGACAAGTCAATCAAAGATATGAACCGCTCCGAGCTCCGCGCCGCTTGCAAAAGTGCAGGCATCCAGTACAGCAAGTTGACGACTGGTGGAATGCGTGACGAGCTGACCCGCATCGCTGCACCTGTTGCACCTGTTGCACCTGTTGCACCTGTAAAGGTGGACAAAGCTGCAACCGCTGGTCTCAAAATTGAAAAGGACCGGGACGAGCAGAACGGTATCAAGCGCCCGTCGGTTGGCGGTACGTGCCGCGCCGCTTGGGACGCGTTTGACCATATTGGAATCAAGACCGCTACTGCACAGTCGGCACGGGAGCTTGCCGAGGCGCATGGTTGGAACAAGAACAATACGAGCATCGAGTTTTACCAGTGGCGTCGGTTCCACGGTGTCACTGGCCGTGTTAAGACTGCAAAGTAAGAGCGCAACGTGAATGAAAGTGGGCACCTGTGGACGGGTGCCCACTTTCGTGACTTGCAGATGCTTCTGAATTGTCTTATAATGGTCTACCAATTAGGAGACACACATGAGCAATGAGAAAACGTTCACCCGGTTGCAGCTCGAAGAGATCCGCCACAAACTTAGCATACTATGCGACGAACCAGAGCTTCAGGAGTCGTACAACCTGACAGCGGAGCAAGCGAATGATATGTTTGAACGCTATCAGAGTGCAACACCTAAACAACCCGTCACCGTGCTGGAGATAGATATCCCTGTGTTACTGGATGAGCTGGAAAATTGCTGCGACATTGCTGATGCAAATATAGCAGGAGGTGATCCTGACTTGGTTCCTAGTATGGTTTCATATCGAACCAGCATACGAGCTGCAATAGCCAAGCTGAGGTGAGGTATGTACATCGCAATTGATATGGACCGGCTTGCGTTTGTCCATAAGCACCCTGAGATCAAGGTTGTGGCTAACCTTGCATTCATTGAAGCACCCGGTTCGGTTGACATCGTGCCGGTTGACTGTCAAAGCATGTTGCAGGGTGCAACGGAAACCGAGCTTCAGAAACTATACCTCAACACCACGGGTCAGGAAACCCGGTTGCACGGTCCACAGCTCCGCGCCATGTTGCTGCACCTTGCAGATCAGATACCAGTGTCTGACGTGAATCCATTCGAGGTTGAGATGCAGGCTAACAAGTGCAATGGCAACCATCACGGTCTTCGTTACGTCAAAGGAAGCACAACTCCTGGGCGACCTGCTAACCTATGGGAACCGCCCATTTTGAAGGCGAACCCTACCGACCCGATCTCGATCGTTGCCCCAGCCAGCCCACAGCGATCGGAAAGTAAGGAAACAACCGTTCCCCGTGCTGGTAGCACCCGGGACACCATATGGCAGGTGGCAGATCAACTGTGGGAGGAAGAGAGTAGACCCGTCGTCCCGACTCAAGTGTTAGCGCTCCGCAAGCGTATCATGGACACACTTGAAAGGCAGCACGGTGTCAAGCGCACCAGCAGCTCAAGTGAACTAGGACGCTGGCAGAAAGCTCGTATCTAATGAAAGGCCTTGTGTGAGGTGTCCTGAGCTGTTAAAGTGCGCCCGTCTATCGCGCTAACAAAATTTGGGAGATTAAAATGACCGAGAAAACCAAGGAGCAGATCGAGGCCGAGAAGGCTACTGCTAAAGCAAAGAAGGAAGCTGAAAAGGTTGCTGCCAAAGCCAAGCGCGAAACCGCTGCCGCCGAAAAGAAAGCTGCCAGCGAAGCGAAGAAAGCTAAACAGGCTGTTGCCCGCGAAGCTGCACAAGCCAAGAAGGTAGCTGAACGCGAAGCGAAGAAAGCGGCGAAGGTTGCTGCCCGCGAAGCTAACCGTATGCCTGAAGTGAACGGTGTGCGTCGTCCGAAACCGGATACCAAGTGCGGGATCGCGTGGGGTATCTTTGACAGCGTTTCAAAGAAGAGCGGCGCACCGGCAAGCATTGGCGAGTCAATGGATCTTGCAAAGGCCAAGGGCTTGAACGAAGGCAACGTGCGTGCGGAATACGCCCGTTGGCGCAAGTTCAACGGTGTCACTGGTCGTGTTGCTAATCCGAACAAGGCTGCAACCGCGACAGCGTAGCTATCCGCCAGCGCGACAGGGTACACTCCCAGCGCACGGGCAACCCCGCACAGGGCGTCGAAAGGCGCCCTGTGCCACTTTCCCCCGAGGTGGATAATGTCAATACTCAATGCTCAACCTATCGAGAAGCGGGTCAACCGCCCCGAAATTTCGGTTCACAGCATCTTCCGCACCATACAAGGTGAAGGCCCTTTCTGTGGTACGCCCTGCACCTTCGTTCGCCTGGCAGGGTGCAACCTGCAATGCCCAGCATGTGATACCAGCTACACCACTCCCCGCAAGGACTACAGTATAGGCGAGCTCATTAACGAGCTTCGCAAATACGAACATAAAGGCCTTGTGGTTATTACAGGCGGGGAACCTTTCAGGCAAAACTTAACGGGTCTCATTAACGAACTAGTCTCATTCGGTTACTACATTCAAATCGAATCGAACGGTACGCTTGCACCGCCTACAGGCGTGTATTTCAACCTCTCTCCTGACCAACGGTTCGGAACGTACCTTGTATGCAGCCCAAAGACTGCGAAGGTAAATAAACAAGTTCCAGACCTTGCTTGCTGTTACAAGTACGTCATGGATTCAAAACACGTGGACCCAGCTGACGGACTGCCTATCACGGTGCTTGGAAGACGGGCGAAGGTAGCTCGCCCGCCAGCACAATGGGCGCGGCTCGTGTACCTGCAACCAATGGATGAAGGTTGCGACTGTGTTGGATGCAAAAGTCTTAACCAGCAACACATGGACGCTTGCATCAAATCTTGCATGGACTTCGGTTATATCTTTCAACTTCAAATTCATAAGATGGTAGGACTGCCTTAATGTGTGCAATTATCGGAGCGCTTGTTTACGACTTGACCACAAGTTTTCGCCTCAATCAAGCCAATGACATCATGCGTTTTATTTACAGTGCCAGCCACGAGCGTGGCAGGGACGGGCGTGGGTTTGCGGTACAGTATGAAGGTTATTATCAAATTCACTTTTCAAAGGATGTAAGGAGAAGTCCAGAACACAGCGTTGCACCAGCTGATATTGATATGCTGTTCTTCAAACAGATGACCCGGTCCGCTGCACTTATAGCGAACTTGAGGGCTGAACCGACTACCGAGTTTGTTCTGGATAAGAGTGAGGTTGATCAACAGCCATACACCTCTGGCACATGGAGTATCGTACACAATGGAACAATCGCTAACGATGCTGATCTCCGTACCTTTGAAATTCCTACCAAGATTGACAGCGCTGCAATCGCTGAACAACTAGGTCAGAATACTGACTTCAAGCTGGCTAAAGTTAACAGTCAGCTTGATGTATTTCTTGAGACTATTAATTGTCTGAAAGGTAGTTACGCCATTCTCGGTATGCACGCGGGCGAAACAGATGAGCTCTTCGTCGCTGCAAACTATCGTCCGATCTGGTACATCACGACAGAGGTGGGCACGTTCTTCGCGTCCGCTGCTCATTACTTCCCGCCAGGCTACGCGCCGGTCATGGTTAAACCCTACACAGTCAACAGATTTAGATATCAAGGTTACAGCTCAGACTGTTCAATCACCAGCATCGGCCTTATACGCGAACAGGGGCCCCGAAAGGCGCTCGTAGTATGTAGCGGAGGGCTAGATTCGGTTGTCGCAGCTACCGTGGCCAAGCACTCGCTACGCTACGATATCACGCTGTTGCATTTCCGCTATGACAGCAGAGCCGAGGAACGGGAGGTTGAAGCGCTGGAAGAGGTAGCTGACTATCTCGGTGTCCCGTGGAAAGTGTTACCCATGCATATCTATGATAAAAGCGATTCGCATTTGTTACAAGCTGATGGCGGTATTGCTGGCGGTGAAGCGGGTGCTGAGTTCGCTCATGAATGGGTGCCCGCGCGAAACCTTGTCATGCTCGCTCTAGCTACTGCATACGCGGAGGCAAAAGGGTTCGACACACTTATCCTTGGAAACAACCTCGAGGAAGCTGGTGCTTACCCGGACAATGAACCTGAGTTCATACACAAGTTCAACGAGCTGCTCCCGTTTGCTGTAGCGGACGGAAAACGGGTCAGAATTGAAATGCCCGTGGGCAACCTTATGAAGCATGAAATCGTCGCACTGGGTAGAGCTATGGGCGCACCAATGCACCTCACATGGAGCTGCTATCGAGCAGGTGAAAAGCATTGCGGAACCTGTGGACCGTGCTTTATGCGGCGAACCGCATTTATGATCAATGGATTGGAAGAGGTTGTAGAGTATGAGTCGCTTCAGGGTTAGGAGATATCACGATATCAGTGCAGGTCACCGGGTAACAGGGCACGAAAGCAAGTGCCAGCACCTTCATGGCCATAACTACCGGGTCTATTTCACTTGTGAATCAGACGGTCTCGACGAACTGGGGCGGGTTATTGATTTCGGGGTTGTCAAAGAAAAGCTGTGCATGTGGTTAGAAGATAATTGGGATCACAAGTTCCTGGCATGGGGCCATGACCCGGTAATGCTGGGCATCGTTGCAGCTGACAAAACAGATGGGATTCAACACACAATTGAAGAATCAATTGTGTGGCTTCCCTTCAATCCCACAGCAGAAAACATGGCAGAATATCTTGTGAATACTGTGGGACCAAGTAAACTAAAGGGAACTGGCGTCAAGCTGGTGGAGGTACTTATCGAAGAGACTGCTAAGTGCCACGCCACTTACACATTGGAAGAAAAATGATGCACACAATCACCCAAGAAGAACTCAACAAATTGGCTGAAGTTGCTGCCGGGGAAATCTACCAGTATTTTGACAGTCTTACACTATTAGAAAAGCCTATAAAGGTTTTCGGCGTGCCCCGGGGCGGTGTTAGCGCTGCACTTGCCATCGGGAACCATATTTGGATCAACCTTGTCGATAATGCAAAAGACGCTGATATAATTATAGATGACCTAATTGACTCCGGGCGCACTCTCGAGCATTGGGTCTCAACCACAGGTAAACCGTTCGTGGCGTTGTTGGACAAGCGGGAACCGGAATGGGCTGGGAAATGGGTTGTGTTTCCGTGGGAAGGAACCAGCGAGTCTTCAATTGAAGACAACATTGTCCGTATCCTGCAATTTGTTGGAGAGGATGCTGGTCGTGGCGGGTTGCTTGAAACACCCGCACGGGTTGCACGTGCTTGGCAAGACTGGTGCAGTGGATACGGGCAAGACCCTGCCTCTGTGCTTAAAGTGTTCGAGGACGGTGCTGAAAACTACGACCAGATGATTATCCGCAAGAACATTCCAATCTATAGTCATTGCGAACACCATATGGCACCAGTTATTGGGCGCTGCACGATTGCCTATATTCCAAATGGAAAAATTGTCGGTCTTAGTAAGCTGGACAGGTTGGCTGACATTTTTGCCAGACGTTTACAGGTGCAAGAGCGACTGACAAATCAAATTGCAGACGCACTTGAAGAACATCTCAAACCTATTGGCGTGGGCGTATGGTTGTCAGCGCGTCATCTCTGCATTGAATCGCGCGGGGTTAAGCACTCCGATTCAGATACAATAACCACAGCTCTCCGCGGCGCCATTATGCGTGAACCCGCTACCCGTGCGGAGTTCCTGCAACAGGTGAGCTGATGCACATCTATATGGCAGCGGTCTACGCCAATTCATACATGCCTGGACAGAACCGCTTCGTCAAGTTGACCGAGCACGAGAAACACCTTGTCACGGGTGTTCCGCATATTCTTGAGTCATACCATTACGTCCAAAAGCAGAAGTTCGTGGACGAGATGCGACTCAACCAAGCGAAGGTCTTTCTTGATAGCGGTGCCTTCTCTGCATTCACGCTAGGTGTCAAACTAAGCATTGACGAGTATTGCGCCTATATTTGGAACAACTGGGATATCATTCGATTCGAAGATGGTATTATGATGGCGTCCGTGCTCGACGGTATTGGTGACGCCCAGCTCACCTATGAGAACCAGCTTGCTATGGAGGCGCGTGGTGTACGACCGCTCCCGTGCTTTCACGCTGGGGAAGACTTGCGATATCTTGACTGGTATGTACGGAATTATGATTACATCACTCTAGGCGGCATGGTGGGCTCAAGTACACAGGCGCTCATTGTATGGTTGGACAGAGTGTGGGACCGCTTGCTTGACGGTGCAGGAAGACCGAAGATCAAGGTACATGGGTTCGGTATCACTAGCGTTGAGCTCATGGAGCGTTATGAATGGTATTCATGTGACTCGTCAAGTTGGATTCAGACCGCTGCATTCGGTAACGTGCTCATGCCTGAAGGTGGCGTTGACAAGGATGGTCACCGTCGCATTGGCTACCAGATCAGCACCTCTGAAAAGTCCCCAAGCAGGCATGACTGGAATCAGCACGTAATGAACCTCGATCAGGAATCTCAAAACTACGTATTTCAGACGCTAGAAAAACAAGGTTTCACCTATGAACGTCTAGCAACCGTCTACGAATCTCGTGCAGCATACAACCTCTGGAGCTTCGGGGTTATCAATGCACTCATAGATGAGTCACGCAGACGCTACCCGAGGACGTACAATCAGGATCTATTTAAGGGACTCACACCATGCTGAAGGAGTTGCGCTTTGTACTTGGGTCAGTCTCTAGAAAAGACTTAGTCCCAGGCATGACACACTTCGTGATCGAGAACGGTGTGGTCAGGGGATACAATGGGGTCATCGCCTTGTCCTCACCTATCCCGTTTGACATTGACTGCAAACCAAAGGCGGTTGATCTCGTCAAAGCGGTGTTGAGCTTCGAAGGAGACGATGGAGAAGTTCCACCCAGTATGACCATGACACCGAACGGAAAGCTGCGCCTAGCAAAAGGCCCCATCCGTCATCTGATTAATTGCGTGAATGAAGAGACGCCACACGTGCTCCCTGAAGGTGAATGGATGAAATTTAATGGTGCTGAGTTGTTAGAGGCTGCCAAAGCGCTTGCACCATTTATCGGAAGCGATGCTTCACGACCGTGGTCGAATGGAATTCTTCTGCGTGGTGATAAGGCATATGCAACGAATAATGTCATCCTTGTTGAATACCAGTTAAGCGCAACGGTGCCTCGTACTGTCAACATTCCAGAGCTCGCAGTCAAAGAGCTTATACGCAACAATCAAGCGCCCGCCTATGCACAGGTAGGCACACACTCAATCACGTTTTACCAGGAGCAGCACAAGTGGCTCCGCAGCCAATTATTTGACACTGAATGGCCTGATCTGAAACGCTTACTTGACAAAATTCCTGAGGCTTTGCCACCCGTGCGGGAGGAGTTGTTTATTGGTCTCGAAAAGATTAAAGCATTCACAGACGGTGCTGGGCGCGTATATATTCATCAGGGTATATTAAGCACCAGTGACCAACCAAAGGACGAAGGGTCGACTTATTCAATTGACAATTGGCCTATCGACGGATTGTATGCTTACGATAAACTCAAGCTCCTGGATGGTGTGGTAGGCTCAATTGACTTCAGTTTGTACCCTGAGCAATGCCCGTTCATTGGAATTGATAAAAAATTACGCGGAGTTATAATTGGCATGAGGCAAGCAATCAAGTGAGGTCTGACGCTCTAGGGTTCTTTTGGCGTGACGAACCCGTCGTTAAGCAGACGAAGGAGGTTGTCAAGCGCACACCACCGGATCCGGTATGGTTGGCCCCTGACTATTTACCGGGTCTCGAGGAAGCACTAGCATTCAACGTGCAAGTAATGGGTGAAGCGGAACTGCTAGAAGCTAAAGCACGCCGCGATCAGTTTGTATTTGATATCGAATCTTATCCAAACTATTGGCTCGCGGCATTTGCGTCACTCCAGACTGGTGCAGTGTTCTACGTTGAAATGGCGCAAGGGTACGAACTGGACGTCGCAAAACTTAATTGGATTCTTACCAATTTCACAACCATTGGTTTCAACAGCATCCAATATGATATGCCTATTACGTCGCTGGCACTTGCTGGTCGCACACCGCGCCAGCTCAAGGATGCCACCAACCTTATTATCCGGGATGAATGGAGACCGAACGACATACTACGAAAAGAAAAGGTGCGCTCCATACTGACAAACATTGACCACATTGACCTCATCGAAGTTGCACCGCTATTCGGTTCGTTGAAGGTGTATGGCGGCAGATTGCACGCGCCCCGGTTGCAGGACTTACCCTTTCAAGACGAAACGGTACTCAGCTCTGAACAGATGGCGATCGTGCGCTGGTACTGTGTCAATGACCTGCTCCAAACCGCTATCCTGTACGATTCGTTGAAAGAGCAAATCAAGCTCCGGGTGCAACTGCGCAACGATTACGGGATTGACGTGCGATCTAAATCGGACGCGCAAATTGCTGAAGCGGTTATCGCCGAAGAAATTAAACGCAGAACAGGGCACAGACCCAGCCGACCTGAAATTGAACCGGGTACCCTGTACCACTATCAGGTTCCCCATTTTATGAATTTTCAGACTGGGTTTATGCAGTGGGCTCTCAGTGTGGTGGCAAGCTCTAAGTTCGTTGTGGGCGTGCATGGGTCAATTGAAATGCCTAGCGAGCTTAATGCGATGCTCCTCACTATTGGTGAAAACACTTTTAAGATGGGCATTGGCGGTCTACATAGCACCGAGTCCCGAATGGCACACAAGTCAGACGAGCTATACCAGATTTATGATTTCGACGTCACGTCTTATTACCCTGCAATCATATTGAACCTTGCTCTGTACCCTAAGCACCTCGGGCATACATTTCTTGAGGTATATAAACGCATTGTTGATAAGCGCTTAATTGCGAAGCGTGCGGGACAACTCTTAGACGCCGAGTCATTGAAGATTACTGTCAACGGTGCATTCGGCAAACTGGGATCAAAACACAGTATCCTCTATTCACCTGACCTGCTCACACAAGTGACGCTCACTGGTCAACTGTCCCTGCTGATGCTTATTGAGCGCTTCGAGCTTGCTGGGTTCAGCGTGGTTAGCGCTAATACGGATGGCATTACAGTCAAGGCGCTACGCGCTAAAGCTGCAACCCTGCAAGCGATTGTGAAGCAATGGGAAACGGATACCGGATTCTCAGTTGAAGAAACTAAGTATCGCGCCTATTATGCTAAGGATGTCAACAACTATATCGCGGTCAAAGATAAAGGTGTCAAATCGAAGGGGCTCTACTCTAACCCGTGGGGTCACTTGGATGATGAAAAGAACTTAATCATGCGGCTGCACAAGAACCCAGTCAACACGGTATGCCTTGACGCTGTAGAGGCGCTGTTAACCACAGCTATTCCCATCGAAACCACCATTCGCGACTGCAAAGACGTCTGCAAGTTTGTCAGCGTGCGCAGTGTGAAAGGCGGTGCAGTAAAGGACGGGGAATACCTTGGCAAGACAATCCGCTGGTATTACACAGCTGAGGAGGGTGAAATTGTGTCCGCTAAGACAGGAAACAAGGTTCCCCGCTCGGATGGTGCCAAACCATTGATGACCTTACCTGCAACCCTGCCCCTAGATCTCAGCTTGGATTGGTACATCGCGGAAGCCCAGCGAATCCTCGTTGCGATAGGGTACGCGGAGCCCGAATCCAGCTAAAACGGGAAAACGTGGGCTGGCTGGGGCCACGTTCGGCCCGACCCCGCCACCCTACGTGCTCCGAGTCTAGCTATTAAGCGGGAAGCGCACCAGCTTCAAGCACCATCCACTCATCTACCGCTGTCTTTTCCAGAAGAGCATAGTTACCGCCCGGGATGCCTGTGCTGACAAGGTTCCGACGGCGCCATGTAACGGACGCATCGTCGGTGACGGTGATAGCGTTCACGTGCTCGTTTATGAAGCGCATCTGCGAACCAACTGGTGCAGCGATAGTCGCATTGTCTGGGATGTTAAGCGTGTGAGCAGTGTGGTTGATGTACGTGGTGGCGTTGACATTTATCATTGTCGGTTCATAGCTGCTCGCAGTGACGAACAGGTTAATCGGACGCATGTGTGCCGCTCCCTGCAACCATGCTGACCCGTTATAAAACATCCACTCATTAGCTGTGCGGTCGTAGACTCTCCAACCTTCCCGGGGCACCAAATAAATCCACTTCGAGCTATCCGCCAAGCCTGGGATGTTTGCGTAGATTGCAATGGAACCGGCAACACTACCGGAGTCCGAACCCCAGTCTGTACCCGTGTGAGTTGATTGCAGAATGTAAGCATCGCCCACAGCAGGGGAACCGGGTTCCGCGGTTGTTGTGCGGTTCAGAATCCAAGGCTGCAACGACCAGTCGCTGATAATCCAGTTCGCGTCATAAGAATTCTTCCAATCATCAACTCCAAGCGTGTGTTCGTAATTGATTCCAAGGTTACTGAGTGGGGTCTGCGCCATTGCTATGTCCTCTAGGTGATTGTCACAACCGTCGTTGAACCGTAGCCCGACGATGTTGAGTAAGTGAATGGTGTATTAGCTACAGTTCGACGGATATATAAACCCATATAGAAGAACGTGCGCCCATCTGACCGGGTAACGTCGCGATTCGGGTAGCGCTCAAACGTACCAGTAAATCCAGACGGTAGATTTGCCAACCAATATTCAATAACCGGATCTCTATAGCGACTGGTTGCACCTTCAAGCGCTACGTCCGGAGCGCTTGCGATATAGGTTATATTGACGCCGTTAAGCGTAAGTGTAAACGTCTGACCGACAATATAGTTGGCTCCATACACACCTCGTCCAGCAGTCACCCGGATAATCTGTGCAAGAGATTGTTTGATAGCGGGGCCAACAATTTGTTTTGGCAATTGTGAATGCCCTGTTTGATCCGCACCACCAAGCTCTTGAACACCGCGTGGCCCAACCGTGCGAATTCTATACCCTTCTGCCACTATAAGCGTGACAGCGGTGCGGGTCATTGCAATATTGTTTCCGTTATCCAAGCCAACGGGTTCCGTATTATGCCCAAGAGATGCAGTAGCATAAGCGGAGAACTCTGTATTGGCGTTAATAACATCAACTAGATCAGCACATGCAAGAAGGCGCTGATCGTTTAATCCCTTTGAGGTCAAAGAGAACTGCCGACCATCATCGTCTGGTCGTCCGTCTTGTGTTGCGCTAAGGGCAAGGCGAGCATCATGCGTGAGACCATAAACGATAAGCGCATTATATGTAGTTCTATCATAAAACGGGTCAACATCCGGGGCTAACACGTCAACCAAGATATTATTGATAAGTTGTGAATCCCAGAAATCTATGAATAACCTCTGGCGCACATTTGACCCGGTTGATGCTTGCGGTTCCTGTGTCAAATTGGCACCAGCGTTCCCAGCAAGGTTCGACACCCATCCGGAAAAGCTGAAATAATAACTACTTAGAGTTACTGTTGACCCATTACGCAAGAGCTCTACATAAGGCCAAATTGTTGTGTCGCGACCACCTGTGGTGAGCAGCGTTGTGATATCGCTTGTGAGGTCTTGCGCCAGTGCTTCAGCAGTGCTGCCCGTTGCAGTTGTGCTGGCTTGGTATATCCCAAAATCACCGCCTGCAATTGTAAAGTATGCAAGCACGGATTCGGATGCTGTTGGCGCCCCTGAGAAAGTAAAGGTTATTGATTTGAGCGTATTCACGCCAGGCACAGGTTCCGGCGCGTAAGGTGCTGCACCTTGTTTCAGCACGGTGCCGTAATTTGTGCCTCCCGTATCCTGACCGCCAAAGTCCCCACCAAAATCCAACCCGAACCCAAACACTTCAAAGGGAACTGTCTGCTTATGCTGACTCTCTCGAGTTGCATCACGTGCATATATGTCAAGGTAGAAATCAAGCTCGTCCGGTATGCCTGGGCTCGTCTGTGGGATAAACCCTTGCGTATTGAAAGCTGCACCAGTAGCAGAGCCCGGGATGTTGTTGCGTGTAACCACAGCAACCCCAGTGTCCACACGGCGCACGACTACCGAATATGAAGTGCTGCCAACCGTAGTGAGTGACGTGTCGTCTTGCTTGGTAGCAAAGGACTGTGACTGCCGGTTACGCGAATTGAACGTGATGCGCAGTGTACCGGGTGTCCGTGTCCAGTCTTCGTCGACAAACAGGTTCCCATTGACAGCAGGGTTGCCGGGTGCATACGGGCGCACATAGAGCTGAGTGTAATTAGCAGACAGCGGAACAGGACTTGCGGAAGCTACAGCGAGCACACCCGTTGCAGTACGGGGAGTTACCTTGACCCGGAACACACTGCCGAGGGTAATTGCATTGAACGGGTCTGCAAGCACACCAGCTCCCAGCGTTGGGAACCATATACGAGCGTCAGCGCTGTGGTTAGCAGGTACCGTGCCAAACGCGCCCCGCACAATAGTCAGGTCGTATGTGCTGTTAAGGTTATCAACATATCCAGTCCAATAGACCAGCTCGTCATCTATTAGGATCACGTTATTAGGTGCTTCCGGATAGACCCCGCTGTTTGCAAATTCAGCAAGGTCTGCAACCGTAATATCGCGGAGCGCGTAGATTGTGATCGTGTCTGTGAAGTGTGGAGGGCCATCTAGGTCTGCAACCATAGCGCCGCTAAGTAATGCAGTTGGCGTCCACTGGTCCACAGCTTCGTTCGTCAACACAAGGTTATCCACACCGCCATTGACGTCAGTATAGACGTCATAGTTGATATGCAAGCCACCGTTCCGTGCAACCAAAAGAATTGGCTGGTACGTGGTTGAGGATAGTTGTGTTGGCGGTTCCCATATCCGGGCCGCAAGCGCTGCAACTGGGGAGAAGGTAGGAGGTTGAAATCCGCTGGCGGGCGGATCAACGTACCCAGCGATTCCAATGCGATAAATGTCTTCAACTGCATCAATGGTAATGGGAGCACGCTGATCGTCCCCGTAGGCAATTTTAATCACCCGCATGGGGAGCTCTACAATGCCATATTCGTCCCAAGTCCAGTCAAACGGATCGCCCCGCTGAATAGCATAGACAGAGCGATTACATTTAAGTTTGACCTTGGCAAGCGGGAACGCGACGCTCACCATCTCCCTCGCTGCAACCCGGTTCGCTAACCCTGCATCTTTAATGCCGGGAAAATTCATTGTCGCGTGTGATCGCTTCCCGGTAATTTGCAGGTTCGCGAGATCGTGGTCACGTGCATAGGTGCTATCGTAATCCTTTGCACGGTCAGCAAAGGAGATTCGAACTTCGTTCTGTGTATTGGTCCACGTGCCCCTTGAATAGTCTTCCAGTTCCTCGATGTTGGTTTCGTCGAGCAATAGCACTGCACCAGCGGGCGGGCGGGCAAGAACAATCTTAAACAGTCCGTCCGTAAGGTCTAGGCGAAATGCACCATCTACATGGCGTTCAATTTCTACAATGATTTCACGTAGCTCAAACTCATGGTCAAGCACCATACTGAAACCGAGATTCTCGTCATAACACTGCTCGGCTACTGCACGCAAAGCACCAGCGGCAGCGTCACCAGTAAGAAGAATGTCATTCACTGGGAACGTAACGCCCCAATCGTCGTTCCCAGAAAGTAATTCATAAAGGAAGCAAATAGGATTCGCGTCCTCGCCAATGCGGTGCTTGCCTCCCGTAACGGCAAGCCCGTTCGGATACCAATAAGGTTCGATTGCTATGTTGCGCAGCTGAGGGGAGTTGCCAATATAGCCCGGGCCACCTGCACCATCTGTCAGGATCATATATGCAGTGCGTCGATATGCTGTCAGCGGTGTTTGAAACGAAGCTAGATAGGAGGAGGTTGCTTGATTAAACGTGCCCCGGTAAAACTCGAGCGTAAACTTAACACCGCCACCACTTGTCTTGCCCCCAAAATACTCGGGGTCATCTATGCTGAAATTGGAGGTTGTTTCGCCCCCATCATAAATAATCTTATCATCAAGCCATATTCGGTCATAACCGTCAATGGGCCCGCGGCATATTGCCATCTGGACGCCCAAACTGTACTCGTAACCGATAGTGACTTTGCTGCCGCCTATACCTGCAAAGCCACCAACCTTTTCCCGGATTGCTTTGGTACGAAGATCACCGTACCAAATCGCGTTGATTCCGCTCATGCGCACCTTACCAACTATGATGGGCACAATGCGCCCTTCAGTAGCAGTAGGAGCTTGAAACTCGTCTAAGCCGCTGGGTCTAGCGTTTTCAACTTTCGGTTTAATAAGAAGCGCTGAGAGGATGCTTGATCCCAGCCAATAAAAGAATGCCAACCAGATGCCCATTAAATTTTACTCCCACCGAATCGGCTACTGGTACCAGATGACGTCTTTGTACCTCCATTCGAAAGATCAATAGTGAACGGATTGTTTATGCTTCCGGGCACGTATGGGAACCCGTCAAAGTTAATCGCATTCTTGAATTTCCGATTGCAAATATCGATTGAATGATTGCAACCTGCATACACCTCGCAGGAGGTACCAGCGTCAGCTTCAGCGAACGGAATGTTAATCCTTACCACATCCGGGTCTCCGCCTACGTCAGTCTCGACAATGGTGCGCAGTTCACCGGGTTCTTCTGTGGTGCTGATATACCCTCTGTTGAAAAAGTTATCCAGCTCTGTACTCGACAGCCCAAGTGATTGAGCGGTATTGATTGCGGCTGCACCAACACGCAAACCGCTGATGTCGATTGTCACACCATCACTTAGTATTGAGGTCAGCGATCCAACAAACCTAAAATCTAGCCTGTTAGCTTGGCAAATTTCATCATAGAGTTGGCTGTTGCACAGACCGCTAAACACCGCACGCGGAACCGAGCGTTTGAACAGACGAGTGATAGGCAAGCAATGGAACGTCGCTTTGCCGTCACCGAATGCACAGGTAACAATCTGACCCTTCCAAATAGTAAGGAAGCCACCGTCCCCGTCATTGAGGTGCTTTTGATAAATAGTAAGGGAGGGCATGGAGCTGGGCAGGGTTCCACGAAACTGCAAAGCCAATGGGAAGGTGGCAGGTATAACCACACGTATCTCGCCTGACCCTTCCTCGTTTCCCTGTGTCGGTTCTGTTCGCTTTAAGCCAGGCAGCGGGGCAAATGTGTCTGATCCTTTGACCTGTGGTGTATCCGCAGAAGTAACGCGGACAAAGTGTCCATCCTGAAAGAATTCATAGAATTCAACTGGTCTACCAAGCGGCCCAATTTCAATTGCATTATATGTCATTGAAGTACCGTCTTGACGTTAAAGCGCAGCTCGGACTCGCCCGGGCGCTCGTGAATAAATGTAGCTGCATCCCCGTTAAGGCGTACCAGCTCGAGGAAACTAATCTTCGCATCCGCAGAATCAATAAGCGTGGAATCACCCGTATCAAATGCGGTGTCGAATGTAAGGATTTCCGTGCCCGTACCGGGTGTAATACCATTGATCTGGGCGAAGTATTGTGTCCCATCAGGTAACTCAAGCATGATAGATTTATGTGGTTGAGCTGCATTATACCCAGCGAGCCCCGTGTCTCGCACGGTAATCGTCCCGCTGTCCAGTTGGAAGTCTGCAACCGCAACCAAATCCTTTCTAAACGTGGGCAGGTAAAAGGAACCCCAGTTGCCCCGAACCCAATGCAGGAACTGCCTCCAGCGCCACACCGCTTCCATGGAGTGCAGCGGGCTAGAAAACGGACTGGACACAGATGAGGACGGTTCCCGTGCTAATAATTGGAACTGACCAATGCCAGAGTCCAAACTGGTGTACAGGCTTTCATATGAGCGTTGCAGCGTGCCCTCGGATAGCATGTTAGGGTCTGAAAGGATTGGAAGACCATCATTAGGATGCACCACAAATTCAGCTTCGAGTGCAGTCTGGTCAGCAAACCCGAGCTCAACGTTGTCTGTAGTTAAGAATTCAACCGTGGTCTCTGTCATATTGACTTTAGGATCGTTATGTGTTACCTCCCGTGAGATGTATCCATAACGAATTGGCATTACTGATGCCCCGGATTGGACGTCAATTACTGCACCGGCATTCATGGTGATGCTGGTGCTGTTGAACGTTTCAATTGAGTTGTCGAAATATGTGCCATCAGGGTTTACAACCAACAGGCCGCCGCCTAAGCGGTGATCAACTGCGCTGGTGCTAACCTGTAGGGTAGCGGCTCCCGTGAGCGCTGCTTGCGTTACACGCCGGGCCTCGTGCCATACAGGTATGCCGAAGACTAAGGTGCGGGAATTCATTAACAGGTTGCGCAGTGCAGTCGCATCCTCGTCTATTAAACGGATACGGAACAGGAAGCGCTGGCGTGGTGTGGTGCGCATACTGCGCCGCTGTTCTTTGCCGTCCCGGGTCTTGCGGATATCGGTGATCCAGCTCAGTTGTTCCATGACCCCAGCTTCGGGCTCATATGGGAACAGCAGCAAGCGACGACCGTTTGTGAGGATAAAGACCGAACGGTTATCGAACTCGAATTCAATAAGGCCTTCGAACGCTGGTGGGCCAGCGCTATCTGCTTCGAATGTAATATCTTCGAAAGCAAAGAATGGAATATCAAGCGGGAACGATTCACCGGATGTAATGCTAATGCCAAAGGATAGCATTAAGGTTTCGTCAATGCTTTGAAGCTCTCTCGTCTGTCCCCGGTACGTGTTAAAGATACGGAGTGTGATGCTCTTTGCACTGATAATGCTACCGAACGACATTGGACGAGGAGCGATCCACAAGTTGTTCATGAACCAATCGTTGCTCGTAGCGAGTGCAGCGGAATACTTTACGTTTGGACCAATCCTTGTTCCAAGGTAAACAGAACCAACTAAACCGGGCGGCTTGCCGAGTATACGTGGTTCAGGTAGGCCTGGAATTGCGGGTGTAGCTGCACCGGGATTCCCCGGAATTGACCTGACAATTGAACTGACAAGCGCAGCTGAGACATCGGCTGCCATTACGGTGTGACCTTGTAAGCGTATCCCTCATAACCAGAATACTCCTGATCAGCAAGTGTGTTAATCACATCGCTGTTTACCACGGGGAACACTCGGTAGTCATCTGATCCAACTGTAATCAAGGCGCCTGGAGTAAAGTTCTTCATGTTGATGCGAAACACGTCGGGCACCTCTCCAATCGCGCAATATCGAATGTCGCCGTCAAAATCAACTTGACCAAATAAAATAAACGGGAAAAAGCTGATGAGATTTGAGAGAGGTGATTGGTCCATACGGAAGAACAATGTTCCAAGGGAAGCTCCACGACCTGTACAAATACCTCGCCCGATTGTCTGCGTGGCATTATTAACCTGTGAAAAACCTGTTCCAGGCTGTACACTTGAATATTCATCTGTGAATGTGCTTTTATTGGTTAAATTATACCAAGAGATAGAACTTACTGATCGAATAGAAGGACAGCGAAACACACCGCCTTGCATTGCTTCAACCGAGTTATTTGCACTCTCACCCGGTAAACAGTGCGCACTATTATATGGCTTGTCTATTGTGCTTAAACTCTGATCCCAAAAAAGCCCAAAACAAAATTCACCGCCCGTCAGATTAGCGTGGTATTTGTTAAAGCTACCGAACCAGAAATGGCGCCACTTACGTGTCGCACACTGCACAGCGACATAACAGTATCGACCGTCATTTGGTGCAAAGATATGATGATCAAGGTAAGGGCCCGCGCCCATCACATTAACCCATTGACACTCATGTCTATCGCTTGTTTCCCAGCTAGGGCCGACAGGGCCGCCCGCGGGATCGTCAGGCTGGGTTGTTGGGCATCCGGGTTGATCGTAAGCGGGTTCTGTTCCAGAGAACCCGGTGCTAGGAAACAAAAAGATTCGCGCGTCCCTTGTATGGAAATTCATATATGGGACATTGCTTGCACCAGAAGGAGGTGCAAGAAAAACTTCGTATTCCTTTGTCCCAATACTGACGTCCGCTTTCGAGCGCGTCCAGCGATTGCTCGCAGTTGGGAATTGTGTTGCGCTGGTTAAGAACGTTGCAACCTTGTTCCGAATAAGGTCGTCAGCATCTGTCGCAACACCATTACCACCATCAGCAGACATTGATGAATTTACATACGGCATTTCTCAACCCTCACGAATGGCGTGCCAATAATTCAACCCCGAATTGTTAGTGTTCGGGAATGCGCACCATTGCTCTCCAGCCACCTCCATACGATCTTCAGCTGAAATACCGCGTCCCGGGAATCCAGCAAGGTCTTCTATTTCACCTATCACTTGAGAAAGCCCCGGTTCATCCTGCCAAAGTGTACAGGGAAGCAAATGGTATGTCTGGTTATTGACGCCGACCGGAGCTGGTGCAATTAACGTGGGAGAGTCCCCGTCAACATAGTCATCTGAGCCGCCCTTAGTGTAACCTGTCGAAGGCGTTTCACTGCCGCTGCCTGTCGCAATGTTAGGAGCATCCGCTGTCGGATTAGCAAGGTCTGTTCCTGCATAATGAGGGAATACACGAATACCAGCGAAAGAATTTTCACCATCCTTCCATGTACCATCAATCCAGCGAATAAAAAATGTCTTGCTACCATGTCGAGCAAGACAGGCGTGATTGCTAGCATAAGGATCTGATATATCTTCGCCGTTGCGGGTTGTTGTCCCAGCTACGATAAAGGGTGCAGGGAAGTCAGTGCTAGGTGTGGTTACGAACGGGCTATAACACCCGACGTATCCATGCTCATAGCTCGGGGATACATCTGCGACAAACTGTATATGACGCCCGGTCGCTTGGAAGAAATAATGAATTGAGCTAGTTGTCAATGGTACGCGACCCGTCTCCGTACCTGTATACGCCCCAGCAAGGTTCGGACTAGAGCCGGGTTGCGTGTACTGATTCGCGGCATTGTTGTACCCAGTGGCAACCATGAGTTGCCACTGGGGATTACCAGCACTAATAAAAGCCTCAATGATAACCACGGGATCGACGCCACTTGCATTCGCGCCTGTTGCTATCCAGTAGAAACCAGTTTGGTCGTCCACATAACTTGAACGACCGTTCGTTGATCCGTCTGCTACCCATTCAGCGGTGAGCATGGTTAGATCGAACAGACCGCCAGACCCAGTACCGCCCGTGACAGCGTTGTCCGTGGTTGTCGGGTTTGCAGAATACGAACCCCAGTTTTTGACGCGAATACCGTCAACCACACCAGCCGCAACACTTGTCACTTCAAACTGTGCAGCTAGTGCGCTGTCACCGTTCGTTGTGCCACCAGCAACCGTCAGGACATCGCCTACCGTGTAACCTGTTCCGCCCGTGGACCCTACTGCAACCGCTTCAACGTGGTTGCCTGTGATAAAGTCGAACAGGTGTTTAAGGAGTCGCACATGCCCTTGCACGCCAACTCCGCTGGTAACAATGCCTTCATGCCAAGCCATGTTATTTCCTACTGGATTAGATTTCTAATCGTGTCCGGGTTGTCTCGGATCACGTTCAAAATTACCTGTGATCCTTGTGCTCCTTGCATAGCGGCAGGAATTTCACTTGGATCACGGACGTTGATAATCTGGGGGCTCACGTTCACTTGGGGCGGTGCGCTTTGTAGCGTGCCCGTTCGCTGTTGCTGTGGTGTTTCCACTGTAACACGTTCGCGCGGACTCACGTTAAGCATGGCAAGTTGACTATCAGGTCCACCGCTACCGGGAACCATAAACGCTCCGCCCGTCGCAAAGCCACCAGCAAAGAAGCCTTGAAGCATACCTCCAAAACCGCCACCTGCACCACCGCCCCCGCCACCAAAGCTCTGCCCAAGCATCCGGAAGATTTCGCTGGCAAGGAATTGCGATGCTATTTCTTTTAGCATATTTGCGACTTGACTTGGGACGTCGTCAAGGCCGTCTGTAAACAAGTTGGCAAGGGTGCCACCTAGAATATCCTGTGCATTCTCCCGCGCACGGTTTAGGAAGACGTTAAGGTTATCCAGTGCGGGATCGGTTTCTTTAGTCGCTTCAATAAGCTCGTCCCGAATCATGGTGATAGCTGCTGCATACTCCTCAGCGCTCAATTTGCCCGCGCTATAAAGCTCCTCGATTCGTTTAAGTTGGGTTCCGAATTCCTGCTGAGGTGTCTGGATAGCTTGTATAATCCGGGCTGCATCCTCCTCAAGTGCATTCTTCTTTTCGATTTCCGCATTGAGGGCATTGATTGCAGTAATGGCATCCCGCGCTTGATTCCCGAACCCAGCGAGTCCACCTTGCGCTTCTAGCTGACGGATCTGCACCTCCTGCAATGCGTCCGCGTACTCCATATTCGCGGATACAGCAAGTTCCAGCGCCGCACGCTCCTCATTAAGACCATCAAGAAAACCCTGTTGAGTTTCTCGAAGTTTCTCCAATGCCTTAACCGCTTCAGGGTCTACCGCTGAGCCTTTGCCAACAGCTCCGTCAGCACCAGCATTCGGATTCTCAAAAAGGTTCTTCTGCGCCGCCGCAGTTAAACGGGCACCCTTGTCCCACACCTGAACCAGTTTTTCTATCGTGTCTGTGGTGTCGCTTATTAGTTGATCACGAAGCTCGTGACTGCTCGCGACAACAATGTCCTGAGTATCGCTAAAGGACATTGATAGGATTTCACCAGCTTGTGCAAACTCACCACTGAGCGCTGCACCAATGGCAGCAGCAAGGCCACCAAGCTGGTTCCCAACCGCTTGGAATGCTGTGCCCACAGTATTCTTCAGCACTCCAACCAGTTGTATGAATACGGATTGCAATACGATTAAGGTACTTGCTAGCACCTTCGTCCCGCTTGTCAGTTCGTCCTGTTCTGTTAGGACGCCTCCCATAGCCCGGGCTAGACCAAGAATCTGAGGTAGCATTTTAATGACGTATTGGGTAACAGAATTGATCGCTTCTGCAAGCCCATTAGCTGCACCGCTTGCTTCGAAGAATTTTCCAACAACCAAGAGCATCGCGTTCTTGAGCTTGGTAAGTTCCTGCCCTGTGGTGCTAACTGTCTTGGAGAAGCGCTGTTCCAGCTCGTCTCCTGCACCTGCAAAGGCGTCGAGGATGGTATTAGCTGTGATCTTACCGTCCTGACCCATTGCCCGGAGTTCACCACGGGTAACACCCAGTGACTTCGCAATAACGTCTGCAACCGCTGGGAGTTGCTCGAGCACGCTGCGCAGCTCATCGCCGCGAAGGGTACCGGAAGCCATGCCCTGTGAGAGCTGAATAAGACCAGCGCTTGCTTCGGTTGCGGTTGCACCGCTAAGAATGATCGCTTGGTTCAAGCTCTTGGTGAATTGCAGAAGCTGGTTCTGATTTACGCCCAGCTCTTTGCTTGAGATTGCAAGCCGGGAATACAGCTCAACACTGCCCTCGAAACTTGACCGGGTTTGCTGGCTAATCTCGAAAAGCGACTGGGTGACACTTGCAAGCTGCTCCGAACCTGTGGTCACAACCCGGAGACGATTCTGCAGATTTTGGAAAGTGTTGGCAAGCTGTAGGGTTTCCTTTGCAACCAGCCCCACGCTAAGCGCTCCCAGAGCTCGCTTAAACGCCCCCAGCACGCGATCAGTGCCTTTGGCTGCTGTACCTATGCTTTCAATATTGCGTTTAACTACGCGCGAACCGTCCTCGCGTATGACAATGTCAATCCGTTCAGTTGCCATTAGCGCACCGGGCCTTTGAGAAGCTGTGCGTTACGTACTGCATCGGCACCTCTTAGAACAGCTTGCTCCACGAAACCCGCGGGCGCTTGTGCTGAGTGTCCGTCGTTCAGTCTGCCTATATATGGAAGGTTGTTCGTAATATGGATCGAAGCATTAGGGCCACCTTTATAGAGCGCGATAGCTGCTGCACCTTGCGCGATAGGCGTCGTAGAAGAAAAACGTTCACCTGCCCTGCCAACTTCCCCGGACGCAGGCCCACCTAGCTCAACCTGCCAGTTTGCACGAGCGCGACCAGTGTCCACGGGTGTTGCAAGTACGACAGTGGCATCAACAGCGAGGGCAACCTTGCGCACAGTCCTATCAGCTTCGGTGACAACCTGCCCACCTCTTGCCAACATCCTCCGCGCAAATCTATTCAGGTCGTTTGCCACTTTTCTTACCTTCGCCTATACCCTTATCCGCCGCCTTCTTAATCTGCTTGCTCTTGTGGTTCAAGTAAGCGATGTCTAACTGCTGAATGTGATAAAAGAGATCCTCACGTTGTTCTCCCTCGTACCCATGCACATCAGCATAATCGTTAATCGTTAGCCAAGCGATAGGCCCTTCCGCGTAACCTTGCTGTCTACAGGACGTTAAATCCAGAAAGGCGACAAAGTACAGCTCAAGCCCGAAAGCAATCCATGGAGCATTCTCAATAGACTTTGGCAACGGTAAACGGTTTCGCGCAGCCTGCTCTATGATTGCTTTCTCTGTTGGCCCCTGCTCAAGCTGATACAGAAGAACCTCTATCAGTTTTTTGAGTCGTCCTCCCTTACGTAAGCACGGAACAGGGACGAGCGCTGTGCCTGTTCTTGGATATCCCCAAACAGATCCGGGAGGTCGTTGAACAGCTTAACCACATTCTCTTTCGTGCAGGCCATCGGGTTTCCGTCCTGATCCTCGACACCAGTCCAGCCAATAACAATCGTCTCCGCATACACCTCACGGATGATTGCTTCCATGGCTTTGCGATCCATGGTGTCGTTCTGGATTTGCCTGCGAAAAGGTTTCGCTTTGACTTCCATGCGTCGCAGATAGTTCTGGTTGCTTCCGCCTGCACGTGCAATCGTAATCTCGATCGGTTTCCCTTCCGAGTTCTCACCGTACTGGAGGACAATACCATCCTTCTCCAGCTTTGGGTCCGTTTTGAAGTTAGTGTATAAGCTCATCATAGTCTCCGCTTGGGTTAAAACCCGTAGCGTACAGTTACATCGCTAAGTTCGGCAAGTAGGGGAAGCTCTGAAAAGTCAGCGTCCATCCAAATGCTGATTCAGCTGCTTGACTTTCTAGGGGAATGGTGATAGCTTGATCCTGTTCCACCGCAAGTCGACCGCCACCCAGTGCAAGCAATGGGATGTCAAACAAGAGCGCTTTGTTGTCCTTTGCCATCGCAAAGTCCAGCGTGATGTCTGCGTTATTTCTTACCGCCTGCACCGCCGCAACGTCAGCGAAGTATGCAGTAAGCTCACCGCCTACTTCGAAGGTACCCGCTGTGACGTCAAACGCACCAAGAACTCCGATCGCCTTATTCGGGCTTACGTTGTTATTGAGGGTTAGCGTCATACTGGTAGCAAAAGCAAACAACGGGTTAATATCAGAATCTACCAGACTTACACTAGCCAACTTAATCCGAGCAAAGTCTGAGCTAGTGTTATAA